CAACCTCCGGCTGGGCAGGTGGTTGTGGAGCCACAATAAACGACTCGGCGCTCTTGATGCCGAACCCCTGCTGCAGCACATACTTCGCCAAGCGCTGCATATCCACGATACCAGCCTGAGCAAAGGGCGCCATAGCGTCCACAACCTGAAGAGCCATCTGACGGCGGAACGACTCGTTCATCGGCTGAGTTGAACCAGCCTCAACCTCAAAGTCGAACTCGCCCTGAATGTAATCACGGTCAAACTTCATCCACGCGTTGGATGAACCCTTACCAGAAATACGGATTGCCTGCTCACCAGTCATGTACTGCTGGGCCAACATAACTAGACGGCGCGCAGCGTCAGCAATCGCCCGCTCGATAATCGCCAACTTGTCAGAAGACCTAGCGTTAGCGGCATCCTGAATAATGCCGGCCTCTGTGGCCGTGCGACGGATTTCGGGCAGTGCGCCACGCGCATACTCCGAAATACCTGTGATACGGTCAATGTCTGAGGTAATCAGCGATGACTGGTTATAGAACTCCGGTGGGCTGATAACCGCTGGCATTGGGGCAATAATTCCACCCAAAGGCTCCTCAGAAACAACCGGCACCATGACGTTGTCCTCGTCGGACTCCAGCATGTTGCGGCCCTCTTGGTCGAACGCCGACTCCTTGTACAGCCACTTGCGGGAGAACCGCTTGCGGTGATTCATCATCTGGGTGCGAGTCTCGTTCAACTCGCGCTGCAGCGGCTCGATTGCCTCCAACTCGCCCATCGGGTAAAAGAAGTCCGGAACCTGATAGTTCGGGACAAACACGAACGGATGTCCAAAGGCAAACGGAATGTCTTGCGGGGCTACAAGGAACTTGTCCCCACCGTCACAGAACACGGACATCTTGCCGCGGTCAACATCGTAAAACTCCCAGATTTCGACGTACCCATCTTCGGGCTTCTCCGACCTGCGCGGGAGGTAGGAGTCCAATCCGAAACGGGAGTAGTGGGACGGCGACGCCTCTTGGCGCGCCTGCGCATTGTAACGCTTGTCCTTTTTGACTTCGGTCAGCGGTCGGCGGATGCGCTGCGCAATCCACCTGATGTCGTGCATCGAAGTTGCATCTGGGTCGACAAACACATCGAATGGAGAAATGCGTTCAACAAACGGACGGTCTTCCGTAATAATCAAATCGCTTTCTGCGATTGATTCCGGGGCTGTGGACGCCAACTCGTCAGAGTTATCGTAATCCTCAGCACCCTTCTCAACAAAGCGGTATCCAGTCTTCACCCAGCCATGACCGGTAATAAGCATGTCTTTCACTGCTCGACGGAATTCACGCTGGCAGTCATAGTGACGCCACCAGTAGTTTACGATTTCTTCGGTTACTACCGCTCGCGGCGCGTCTTCGCTCCGACGAGCGTTAACGGTAATCTTTGGATAGTTCACCGAAACGCTGGGCCAAATGACGTTGATTGTTGCAAACGCATCATTGATGAGCATGCGGTCTTCTTGTGAGTCGGTTTCAAAATGCTTGCCTCGGTAGAGGTCAATCATTCGCTTCCAAGTTGCGTCAAGACCTTCCTGTTGACGCCACCGCTTTGACTGCTGAATCTTGTCGCGGTACTGAGTGATAATTTCCCTGTTGGAAATTCGTGCCATTAGTCGTTCTCTTTCAGGCCTTCATGCCAGCCAATATGCTTGTCCAACTTGCTTCCGATTCGGTCAATTCTGTTGCCGATGTGCTTCAGCAGAATTGTGTTATGAGCATGCTGCTCCGTGTTCTCCTTGCGGAGTCTCTGTAGCACCACTACGACTGGGCCCGTGATTACAGCAACGATTATCGGGACCAGCCATTCCATCTGTTACATCCAGTTCGTGACGGGTTCAGCGTTATACCCGTTGACTTTGGCGTCTTCGACCGTCTTGCGTTGACGCTCACGAATCGTCGGACCATGGAAGTCCTCCTGCCCGTAGGTAAAACCTAGGCGGATACTTTTGACGTGGCACTTAAAGCAAACTGACCCTCGGCGGGGCAGTTCGTCGGCCACAAACTCGGTCAAACATTCAATGCAACGGAAATTCTTCATCAATAACCCGCCGTTTCGTTACCAAATGCTTTATTCAACGACGTTATACGCACCAATTGGCGCATTCCGGGGTTTTGTGTCGCCCACAATAAACCTAGACCACCAATCCAGCGAGTTCTTGCGGGGTTCCAGGTCGTTCCGGTATTCCGGCAACCAAACGTATTTTAGCATCTGGTTGCAGATTGCCAGGGACATTACTCTGTCGTCGTGCGGGGAGCCGTGCATTTTGCCGTTCGATTCACGCACAAACGAACGAAGTTCCGCAATCGTCTTCGTGTCAAACAACAGAATCGATTGGTCGCGCAAAGCAGCGTTTAATTCGTCGATGGCCAAAGGCTTAGAAATCGACGTTGTTCTCCAACCCAAGGATTCCGAAGCCACAGGCGCTCGAACCTGCATCTTGCGGTTCCTGTACAGATTCCTGTACCCCACCCTCTGCAAAGCCTTCAGGGTCGTCAAACCGTGGTTGTTGGACTCCACGCCAACCAAGGCGTAGTTGTAAAAATACCCAAGCCCAACAAGCACATCTTCCCCAAACAGGTCAGGGTCGATATGGCCGTGCCAGTGGGCAACCATTAGTCCAGTTTCGGCAGAAATTACATGGGCTGAACTAAAGTCTCCATGACCCAGTCCTTCGGCAACGTCTGCCCCGATGACGTAGACCTCGCCTTCGGTGGGTTCTTCCCAAATGGATAGTTCTCCGCCATCAGACACAAACTCGTATGAGGTACGCCCAGACAACTTCCGTAAATAGCCCCTGTCTGGTTCAATTGGCTCGATTTGCCTGATTGCTTCCAAATCGAATACTGGTCGTCCAGACCTGACGAATGCTTCGTCCGGGTCGGACGGGTACTCTTGGGCCAACTGCCAGTCTGGCAGGTCTCGGCGCTTCGACTCGTACCAAGAGTCGTCGCGTTCACCAGCCGACCATGGGAAGAAGATTCCTTTGAATCTGTTTGTTCCGGTTTGTGAGCCAACCCACAGTTGGTGAAAAATGTTTCCCTCACCGTTGGCTGTGCTCAAACAAATTACTCGACCTCCTACGTCGGCAATTGGTTCGATTGATGCCCACGCCTCTTCCGCGTTGGGCAAAAACGCCATTTCGTCGATTACCACACGGTAAACGGATTCGCCTCGCGCCGGGTCATTGCCCGACGGAAGCGACTCAATGGATGAATCGTTAGCAAAAACCATTTTCAACTGGTTGTCGGAAAGAAGTTCTGGTCCTCGTTCTTTCATCCATTGCGGCATCATTTTGTAGCCGTACTTGGTTTTCTGCAACAACTTTGATGCCTCACGTTCAGTACGTGAAAGCATTACAACAAACCTGTCTCCCCAGAAGAATGTTTCCCAAAACACAAAGGCAGCAGCCAGCGTGGAGAATCCAATCTGTCGTGCTTTTAGAACAATGCTGTAGCGTTCCTGAATCCAGGTCAGGGCTGTTTCTTCTTGGGCTTCACGCAGAACGAATTTGATTCGTCCGCGTTCAGGATGGCGAATAGTCCAGTAGGTAGCACAGAAGTGGGAAAACGCTGCCACCAAATCTTCCGCAGACCCGTTCTCGGGTCCGCGACACTTTCGCCATTCCCGCTCATTGAGCAGGTCTGTAAGTTCCATTACTTCCTTTTAGCAGCCCGTTTCTGCCCTTTGGCAGCCATCTTCTGGAACTTTGCTTTACCGTACTTCTTGCGACCAATTGCTGCGGCCACAGCACCGGGGTCAGAGACCTTGCCCTTCAAGGACTTCTCCAACTTCGCGAAACGGCCTCCACCGCCAACCTTCATGCTCTTGGCCATTACTTGGCTCGCTTGCGTGGGGCAGCCTTCTTTGCCACCTTCTTCCGAACCTTAATAACCCTGCCGTATCGGCTGTCTTTCGGGTCGAGGTAGTTGTAAATAACTGGCAGAACGGCAGCAATTCCCGCTGCAGCCAGGGCCCGCACGTCGCGTTCACCAGAAATGGCGAGCGCCACAACACCTGCACCGAAAACCTTTGCCCAGGACTTGAGCATTTCCAAATGTTCCTTTTTCATGATTACCACTTTCCAATCGGGCAGACAGCCGATTTAAGTTTTACTTTTCCAATCATCACACAACCGCATTCCTTGCACTGGCTTGTCACCTTCAAGTATCGGTCGCAATCCTTACAGATTTTCAGTCGTTCAGCAGCCTCCTCCGCAGTAACCTTTTCGACATTTGGGTTCAACAAATCCCACGGGCGGGTCTCGCCAACCCGCTTCTTGTATTCCTCCCAAGCACTCACTCGGGCTGAACCCAAACAATTGTTGGATTCGACTTCATCGCTGCAACAAGAACCTGCGCCTCGGGAACTAGATGAATGTGGGCGGCAAATTCGCCTTCAACCCACACTTCAAATGTCTCAAGATTTTCCGGTGTATCACTCATGGTTTCCTCACTGTGGTGCGTAAATAAACGTTTCGATTCGGTCGGCCTGTGTTCCCGTGGTACGGGGCGAGATGATGATACCATGACGATTCGTTCGAACCGGAGAACTTGGGGTATTCACAATCGACGCCACCGTACCACCGGTAGACATCTGGGCCGTAGCAGTAATCTGCCCAGCGTTATTCGTTACCGCCTGGACGTAAGCGACCGTCAAACCTCCACCAATGTTGCCTGACGCAATGTTTGTGGACGCAACAACCGTGACAGTTCCGGATTCACGCTTCAGAAGTTTCAAAACGTAGTTGTAGCAAGTTCCATAAACAGGGTAAGAACACGTTCCCGCATTGCCCACAAAAGTGCAGTTTCCGATGCATCCACCACCATCACATACATAACAATTGCATCCACCGTCAGGACCACAACCGTTGTCGCCACAGGCGCAACAACCAGTGGTAGAACCAATTACGCAAGAGTTTTCAGTTCGGTCAACAACCGCTGCCCACCAGTTATTCGCGTCAGTCACCCAAAACGAAACACCCCAACCAAACGTGTTCGCAACACCATACTCGGAACGAACACTAACGTTCCTAGTGTTCGCGTCAAACGACGCGAGCGGGTAAGACGCCGCGGCTGTAGCCGTGTAAGCGTCATCCGTGTCACGGGTCCACGACCCTGACGTGTTGGTCCATCTGGACGCAAGGGAACCGGTACCGGTAAACGGGTCGGTAAACCCGGCCACCACTCCTGATGCTGAGGCGACTACGCCTGGAATCATTAGACCGCCAGGTTGCCCACAGCAACCCAAGTGTCGGCTGCTCGCTTAATCAATGTTGCTGCAGCCCACTGCCCAGCCAACTTCAACTTCGAAGACTCAGAGTTGACAGTCACGCCAGCAGCACCAGCGATAGTCACCTGACCGGCACCAGTTTGCAGAATGTCGATGCGGTCGCCAACAGCAAAAGCAACGCTACTATTTGTTGGCACCGAGAGCGTAATTGCTGCAGCGTTATTCAGTTCCACCAACTTACCCAAATCCGTCAAGGCCAAAGTGTATGTCGTTCCGGTCTGTGCGTTCTGAATACTGTTAAAGCCAGCCTTGGCTGCGCCCGACAGTTTGTCTGTCGTCACGGCGTCGGCCGCGATGCGGGTGTTCGTCACCGAACCCACCGCAATCTTTGCCTCCGTCACCGCAGAAGATGCAATCTTGGACGAAGTGATGGCGCTCGAATCGATGCCGGTTCCGTCTTGGAGTGCGTCCACAAACTGCTTTACGGCAGTAAAGTTGCCGTTTACTTCGGCTGCTTCAGCAATGGTGTTGTTTGCGAATGAGTGTGGAATTGATAGTGCCATTAGATGCTCCTTTAGACGGCGTACTCAATAATTACTTCACCACGTCCACCGGCACCACCGGCACGGGCAAATGCGGTTCCAGTTCCAGCCGTTCCACCGGCACCAACAGTTATATTCACAGTGGAAACTCCAGTCAGGTCAACGTAACCAATTTTAATCTGTCCACCAAGACCAGCCTGACCATCTTCTCCGTCAACAGTTGTGTTTGAGCCTCCTGCCATTCCACCGTTAGCGGCAGAAAATCCTGCAGTTCCTGCGCTTCCGTTGTTATTAACAGTAAGTCCACCTGCACCACCAGTAGCGGTAATTGCCCAAGTCTGACCTACACCAAAAACAGAGTTTCCGCCAGCACCGCCAGCACCGCCACCCACTCCGCCTGCTCCTCCTCCGCCACCAGCAATAACAGTAACTTTAACTATTGGACTAGCAAGTGTTGGAACCGTCCAAGATGTAGTTGTGGTTGTGATTGTTTGTGATGAGTTGTAATTGTAAACAGTGGTCGGAGCCATTCGAACCCATGAAGAACCGTTCCACGACCTAATCAAATCTGTGTCGGTTTCATAAATCGTCTGCCCCTCAAATGGGGAAGCCGGACGGGTCGTGCTA